ACCGCTTCTCCCGATTCACATTATACACCATTATCCTTATTCTATTTATTCTATTCATTCTATTCATTATAGGGTTCTTAAGATTTTCTTTTATATTGTTTTTTTCTTTTTTTTGGGTGTTTTTCTTTTATTTTGGGAGAGTATGGAAAAAACGTTAGTTATTATCTTGAGCGAGACCAGGGCTAGCGAACTAACATTTGATAATTTTAAAAAAAATGTATTGGATGAATTAAATGCCGATTTGTGTGTATGTATTGGCGTAAATCCCGAATATGACTACACGAATCCATTTTATCAATTAGCAAAATATAAATTCACATACAACGAGCCATCTGATTTTGGAGATGCGTTTGATTATGCATATGATACTACAGATAAACCAAAGTATGAATATTTTGAAAATATAAATGCAATGCACGGAACATTAACAAACCTAAAAAGTACCAAAAATATTATACATTACGGCGCAAATTTAAATATTGATGATTTAAATGACGATGAAGTTGTTGTTCATAATAATGATTTTCCAAATGAATTATGGAAAAATCAAGTTTTTGGTATTAAAAGAAGCGAAAATATATTTGTTAAAGAAATGAATGTGACAACTTATAAGAAGCCTCTATTTTGGCGGGAATTTTTAAAAATTAAAGACCAATTTTTGGGGGGAATTAAGGGGCCGGAGCAGCACCCAGGCTCCGCTGGAATTTTAATATTTTTTCGTTGGTTTTTATTGAAAAACCTAATAGACCATGATTTAATAGATAAATATGACAGGTTTATTATTACAAGAAGTGATTTTATATATCAATTGCCACATCCAAAAATAGAATTTATGGATAGCAAATATGCATGGATTCCTGATTGCGAACATTATGGCGGTTATACCGATAGACATGCAATTTTATCAAAAACTACAATTGAACCATATTTAAATATATTAAATAATTTCATTCTCAAGTCAAATGAATATTTTATGGAAATGAAAAACAAATCTGATTGGAATTTAGAAAAGGTAATAAAATTTCACCTAATTAAAAACAATGTTGTTGTAAAGGAGTTTCCATATATCATGTATTCTGTTAGAAATATAAATGGTTCTACCCGATGGTCTAGCGGGAACTATTCGGAAAAGCATGGTTATTATATAAAATATAATTCGGAATACGAAAAATCGTCTTATTATAAAGATAAATTTGAAAAAATGAAAGTAAATATTGATGATTTTTATTTAATTTCATTGAAAAAGTTTTATCTCTGTGTAACGACTATAAAAAAATATAAGGCCGCCTTAGATATATTACTAGATTCTATTCCCAATGAATGGAAAGACAAATATATTTTAGTTTATCAAAATGAATCAAGTAATGATTTTACTGTATTTAATGATGGACATATAGAAGTATATATAACAAATAATATTTCTGATTATGGCAACTTCATAGGTATAAATATGTTATTAAATGCAAACATTATTTCCGAAAACGCGTGGTTTTTATTTATACATGATACATGTAAATTTTTAAATAATTGCGTTACTTTAACTGATAAATTATTAGAAGAATACAAATACGCAGACATGGATATTTTATGGCTATGCGATACAGGACAATGCAATATATGTTTAATTCGTAAAAATGCTATAAAAATAGGCAGTGAGATGTATAAGAATATAGAATTTATTCCAAAGCTAGAAACAATTAAAATGGAATGGGACCCCGATTATCATCTAAGCCCCAAATCATTTAATGTAAAACATCATTTTTTAAATATTCCTGTACAACATAATGGTAGTAGATATGTATATAATAATATAAATAAACGAGAGTGTTTATTTTTTAAAAGCATAGATATGGAAAAATATTATTTTTATGTTAAAAACGAATCAGACCACCCATTCAGTCCTTAATTACGGAGGAACATTGGATAATGCCATAAGAGGATTACCGTCGTCATCATAAATTACCTTGCCTTGTGAATCGTCATTGGTGGTTCCGATTGTTTTGCGGTCCATATCTAATTTATTAATAAATCCGCTCAATTCGCTAAATGAATCAAATGTGGGTTCTCCAAACATCCAAATACATAATGCCATAAAAATATAAAATGCAGTATAAATACTTAGTCCGCTAAATGTAACATTATAAAAGAGTAGAATCTGTCTTATTGCAATTACCAAAACAACAGCGGATAATATGCCAACAATCATGTATATATAAAAAATTGAAAATTATTTGACCAATTAATTTAAATTATAAAATGGAGGTCAAAATTGTTTTGGATTCAATCGTCAAGTTTATCGAAATTCAAGAAAAGCGCCAAACTTATTACCGGGAAAATAAGAAGAAGATTATTGAAAAGCAAAAGGATTACTATTCTGAAAAGAGAGAAGCCCGTGTAGAGTACCAGATACGTTACCAGAATGAGAAAAAAGAAAAGGTAAAATCATATAACTCGGAATATTATCAGAAGAACAAAGAGCGTCTTAAAAATAAGAGACTTGGATTATTATAAATTATTATAATATGAAACAAATTGTTTTGGATTTGGATTTAACTATCGCCGACTTGCCAATTTATTATTGTATTCTAGAAGCACTTGCAAAAGTATTAAAAATGGAAACATATGAAGATTTTGATACAATCACTTCTTTTCAAATTTTTGATTTATTTCCCGAAATATTTCGCCCCTACATTTTTGTTTTTTTTAATCAACTTGTAAAATGGAAAAAGGAAGAAAAAATAAAAGTCATGATTTATACAAATAACAGTAGTTCCAAAAAAAGTATTCAAATTTTAATAGATTATATCAATAATAAAATCGGGTATCCATTGATTGATGAACTTTTGGCAGGATTCCGTCATTGGAAAACAAAAAAGAAAATTGAAAAATGCCGTACTAGTATTATAAAAAGTATCAAAGAATTGATTAAATGTAAAAAGGTTGCCCCCCGGGATAAAATATGTTTTATAGATGATGCATATCACGAACAAATGGCGAAATCATATTACATTCAAATACATGCATACGAAAATTTAATGAAATATGATACAATTGTTTCTAGAATGTTCAAAAGTAATATTCATATAAAGGACAAGGAAGAATTCAAAGAATCCCTCAAATCTGAAATGAAAACTTATAAACTTGGAAAGTGTTCCCTTTATGAATTAGATTGCAGAATTAAAGACCATTATTTTATTTACAAACAATTAATAAAACATGTGAAAGAATTTATAAAGGCACCCAAAATAGTTCATGTTACAATTTAAAGATTATTGGATTTTCGGACAATAAACCATAATCCACTTTTCTGAAATCCAAAAATTCCAACACTTGAGGGTTGGTATTTTTGCACATTTCTGTTGTTGCCCATTTGTCCATTGCGTGATACAGCCTTTCTTCCGTTTTATCTCGCAAATCAAAAGCCATGTAGGGGCAATATTGATGCCATGTACGAGTATGGCATGCGCGAATTAGATTAATCGCTCTTGGCGAAGGATTGGACCATATTTCGCGCCAATGAAAATTATCCAAATTTTTAATCAACAAGTCAATGGCTTCTGGGTTTGTGCTCTTTGCCAAATTATTCATTGCAAGAGGTGAAGGAGAATAGATTATACTTGACACCAAATTATGCGAACGTAACAATTCAAATGCTTTCGGATTCGGGTTGCTGACCAATAAATAGCTTAAAATGTGTCTCGGATTTTCATTTAAAATATCTAGTGCCCGGTCACTTGTATTGAAGCAAAGCATTGGTGAGAGTCTTTCTGGTTCCAAAAGGTCGCAAACAGCTGGATTGCTATTTTTATTTAAAGTTTGCCAACAAATTTTTTCCTCATTCTCTTTCAAATGTGACACTGCTCGCGAATTACTGTTTCCAGATAAAGAAATCCAATTTATTTGGAACTCGCCGCTCAAAATCAAATCCATTGCTTCGTCACTCTCATTTGAACACAACTGCTGTATTTGTAATTCACTCAGTTTTCCTTTTGTACGTTCCATCATCAATTCCATTGCACCCGGAGCCACGTTTGATGATAATTCTCCGTAATCTATCCCAGTTCCTTCGTATTCGCGAAGCATCTCAATCGCTTTTGGGTGCGAGTTTTTGACCAGTCTTTGCATAACAATCTTGTTTAACATCCTTTGCATTTTATATTTATTTTCAGTACAATTTATTTTCAATTTTTTTGTAATCGCCTTTTGCGTTTGCTGACTCGTTTGCGCTTATTTCTAGTTTTTCCATGTGCAGATATAGGAATGGATGTGGGAATAGAGTTTGATAAAGCAGAAACGGGATGTTTTCTCCGCAAAGTTTTTGCTTTTTGTTTTAACTTTCTTATTACATTATGGTCTATTATTATAGATGTACCGTAATCTTTTAATTCTGGAAAATTGGCACGTGTTTTAGATTTTGCAAATTCTTTATGACTTTCTATTATATTTGTATGTTCAAAGTCGGGGTTTTTCATACTTTTTTCGTATTCAACAATTTGATTATACATAGATTCATAAGGTGTTAAATAGCCTTCCCCGCCACCAGCAAAATATTCTCTATCTTGTAGTTCAAAATAATAACGAACATTTCCATCATTGGAATTATCTGTTTTACACGAACTATTTGCTCTACTCATATAAGACAATTTTCTCCCTGTGCTATCCATACAATAACTGGTCATTACAACAAGTTTTAAAATTATATGTCTGCTCAAAAGAAATTCGGCTTCATAAGGAAATGCCGACCCAAAAAAAATAGGTAATATATTAACAAAATTTTCAGGAACTATTATTCCTACCAAAAACCCATTTGGATTATAAGGAGCTGCATTATTACGAGAAAACGAAACTGCTGTAAAAAAGTCTAAACTAGCCGAAAGATATTGATTTTCAATGTGATCGTTTCCAGCATTAATTAAATCATTAAAATAATTTGTATTAAGCCCCCTATATAATAATAATTTTTGACCACCAACTGGTGCAAAAATATTTTCGGTATAAATGCTATCAATTTCGCGAATGACATTTATAGTCCGGTCCCTGTTAAATGCATGTAGATGATGAGCTGGAAGTACTACTGCTGGTGGATGCACCATTGTTCCTATATTTCTACCTTGAACAATTGTTCTAGAATACCAGTTTAAATTTTGGTATACTTCTTCTTCAGTATATTCTCTTAAAGCAGCCACCTTATCAGAACCGGCGTTATCTCTTATATAATCGGCAAAAACATTTAAATCACCTCTTCCTTTTCTAGTCAAATAATCAGCAATAGTTAGTATGCTTATATAACCCGCGTGACCCGCGTAAACACGTAGAGAATCTGCGTTTAAATCAACAATTAAAGAAAATAACTCAAATTGCCTGTCACGTCTTGCATTTACATCTGCTATGTTGTAAACGCTTTCCGGGAACATTATATCGTCAATTGTTACACCATTATTATTTGCCCTTGTCCTAATTAGTTGTTGATAATCCATATTATAAACAAATAAAATAAAACTGTTCAAATTATTTACGATTTGGGGGAAATTTTTAGTTCTGCAGCAAGAGATGGATAAAGATCTAAAACAGGACGGATATTTTCAGAAGTAAATACTGGTGCTCTTGGCACTTTTTCTTTTGCATACATTCGTTGAACGCTAAATACTGATCTTAATAATTGTTTAATAAGTAGTCCATACGCCAAAATATATGTATTATATGGGTTGGGTCCGCGTCCTCCTTTAGGTTTTTTACATTCACCGATGCAAATTTGTGCATTGTGTTCTATTAAAAAATTTTTACTTTCTTCCAATCCTATTGCAAGGGGGGCAAATTCCGATTCAGCTTTATCAAAATACGCCGCTGTGTTTAATATAGCCGAACTGGGCGGCCCTATATCGCGACGTAAAAATTCTCGTAAATTAATAAACTCGGGGTCTGTTACCCATAATCCAGAACCTAAACAAGCACTCATACGCAATTCATTTAGAGAAGAAAAATAACTAGATATAAAGGTTTCGTATAATGTTATAAAAGGGGTTAAATCTATAAATTGCTGTATCGCGTCATTATGAATATATACTTGTAAACTGTTAATCTTATCTAATTCTAAACCATATGTTTCGCGTAAATAATCTGATAGAAATTCATATGCCCATGTCTTGTCTAAATCAATATCAATACCTTTTATAATATTGTTTTCAGTTGCGTCCTTTCTAAAGTTATCTATAAATTTTTTATTTACAAAACCAACTGTTGGAATCCACATACCTCCAAAACTACTGCCATTTGATCTTCCGCTTGTTTTAAAAAAACATATATTTTCCATTGGAAATACATCATCTAGCCTTGGTATAATTATCATGGGGCGATAACTATCCCCGCCTTCCGTAAAAACGATATTTGGAACTAAATCGGTTGGAACCAATTCGGTCATTGTTTCGCGACGGGCTTTCCTCGTTTGAATACCGGTTTTTCCTTTTGCTCTTAAATTTTTTCTTTTTGAATTTTTTCTTTTTGAATTTTTTCTTTTTGAATTTGTCCTTTTAAAACGAAACTTGGACATATATATTTAAATATATTTTTTTTCAATTCATATAAGTTATGGAACCCATTGCGGTTGAAATTCCTATTGTAAAGGGGTATATTGTCATGGAAATAAAAAAACCAAAGACCTACGAATTATTGTTTTATTATTTTTGGTAAAAATTGAAAAAAATAACAAAAAATAATAAAAATTATGGTATGGATTTTCAAGACAGAAAAAAATTGGAAATCATGGTTGAGATTTTGGATAAAGAGAACAAGTTTTTGAAATCCCAAAATGAAAAACTAAAATTGGAAAGGGATTGTGACGAAATTTCAAAAGAATGTGAAACTTGTATCAGAGACCTTTCCCATAAACTGTCTCTTTTTCTTCCCAATGAAGAAAATTACCCACCTAAATGTTCAAACCAGACACTGCCCTCAAGACATTTTATGGTAAGACAATTTAGAAATGGATTACACGGAGAATTTTTTATACAGAATACGGGGGAATATTATCGTCAGTGTGTTTTCATTACAAATCTAGGAAAGGTATTGACTTTTATTAATGATAAAAATAATCCATCTATTTATTTCATGGATTTAAAAAAACGGTTGACGAAGGACGACCTTGAATTTTTAAATATACATATTTATCGTATTTATAAAAATATACACATAAATTTGGATTCCATTAGTCCAATTGTTATGCAAATGTCTCTCTTTTACAAACAAATAAAATCAAAATTTATTGACTCTTCCGTTTAATGGTTTCGCGTGTCTTTGTTTGCCGTTGCTCCAACACATGTTCCACTAATTTTTCAGCAATATTTGTCTTATCTTCCTCGTAAAATTTTTGCAGGGCTTCCAAAAGCATCTTTTTATTAATAGGTTGTTTAATGATTGTTTTCTTATAAAGAAGAGAATCATCTTTCATATCAAATGAATCCACGTTATTTTTTCGCATTACTTCCACCAAGACATTTGTGATGTCTGTTTTCTTTTTTTTTAATTCGCGGATTTCACTTTGTAACTTAATAATACTATTATCTAACTTGACCCAATTATTCACATTTTCAACCAAAATTTCTTTTTCCATTTATTATAAGTTTTGAAATTGTTTTTAGATATTTATTATATATGTTTTCAAAAAAATATGTTCCCTCCAATATATCCAGCCGAGATAAACAAAAACAAATTAGAATGCTAATGAAATCGCGGAAATTATACAAAAAACATAAATATTATACACGTGGAAAAATAAATTATAAAAATAGAAAATCCAGCCATGTTGCAAAAGCATTTAAAATATATAATATTAAAAGTATGATACCCAGCAAAGAATTAGCAACAAAGACAGGTTGTAGCATCTCTGCATTGAAACAAATTGTAAAAAAGGGCGAAGGCGCATATTATTCCTCTGGTTCGCGGCCCAACCAAACTCCACAATCATGGGGATTAGCTAGATTGGCGAGTGCCATAACATCCGGAAAAGCCTCTAGGGTTGATTATAAAATTATTGAAAAGGGATGTAATCATAAAAAAAAAGCTTTTCTTATGGCAAAAAATTGATTTTTATTTTTTATTTATCAATGTTTAAAAAGATGGCCTACTTTGTGACCTTTGTTGAAAAGTTTCTAGCCGACGGAACCCGCGACATCGTGCTTCCTATTCGCGCGATAAATAATATTCCAGTTACATGCACACTTGATATTGACACGGAAGACCAGACAGTAGAGTTAAACATTTACTACGAATATATTGGGATAACGCCCAAAAATTGGCAAGAAAAACTGTTCAATCTGGAATTAATACCTGATGGATTTAATATGGAACTACCAGGCGAAGACAGAGAACCATTTATCAGTAAAGACGGTATTATTAACCATGCGGCAGAATTTGTGGAACAAGTCAAAATAGTAAAGTCCTTAAAATTTGACCATTATTTAGGAACTTTTACACTTGAAAAAGTGGAAGACCCGACGCCATTGGAAGATATGTTTGCGTGCGATAACATAGAGTTAAATTTTGACAAATGCGTCGTTTGTTATAGACATACAACAGTTTTCACCGCATGTAATCATCCTTTATGTCATGAATGTTGGGGAAAAATTCCGGCGTTATGTAAAAAATGCAAAACAGGGAGGAAATGCCCAATATGCAGAGAAGCTCGCATTGAGCACTGCAGCGTAGAGTGCGAGAATTGTTACAATTAAATGTAATCTGAAATAAATGAAAATATTAAGACATAAACTATTTTTCTTCATAAAATTTGCCTTCTTCTCCACATAATATATCAGACATTCTTGCCGTAGAACAATAATGTTTTTCAATCACTATTTTTTTCACTCCATTTACTAAAAATTGAGAATCTTTTTTTTCTACAATAAACCGCGAACATTTTCCAAATTCACTACCAATAATTTGCGTGAAAAAATCTTTGGTATAAAACTTGCAATTTATACATAGTTTTGGGTTTTCACTTGAAACCAAATACAAAAATATAAAAAACCACATTACTTATAGTTTAAGAAATTTATTTAAGTTGTAATCATACTGAATTGCTTATATTTTCAAATGCACTTTCAAACATGTTTTAACTGGTGTAAATAATTGAAAGTCATAAAACTCATAAAAGGTAATACTCAAAGAGGCGGAAAGTTCACATCATAGTTTACATTCTTTGCAGATTTTCCGTCAAAACATTTCTCTATAATTACTGGATCTGTATGCGAAGTTACGAAGATATATTGTTCATCTTGCGCAATTTCTTCCTCGCCTTTGAACATGCCAAGATTTGCATCCATGCTTATAACGCTCTCGCATTCGGCTTCCGAACCCGTCTCTGTATCTGATTCCGTGATTGTAGGTTTTATTTTTTCCTCAATGTTTTTGACGCTATCCTTGAGTTGCTCTACCCTCACTTCCAATTTTCGTGTGAGTTCTCCATCTCTTCTGGCAAGCATCTTGATATATTCAAACGTTTCGTTTGCACGTGTCAATTGAAAATCGTGAGAGCCTACAATAGATATGGTCTCAGACAATTTTGTATTTAAATATTCGGCATCCTTCCTCAACTCTTTGTATTGTTGCTCGTTGTCTTCCAATCTAGTTTCATTCTTTGCGTTTTTGGAGAGAAGGTATTCGGCATTTTCATTCGTTTGCCGCTGTTGCTGAAGTTGACGAAACGACAACTCGCGAATATGTTGGGCGTGTGTAGTTTGAATGGCTTCTTTTAGTCCCGTGTTTATTAATTCTAACTCGTGTATTTTTTGAGCCCCCTTTGCCACTTCAAAAGAGAGCGACGTCGCGACAACTTCAAAACGTCTAAGTGCTATTTCTTGACGAACCAAAGTTTCTTGCATTTCACTGACGGTATCTTCTAAACTAATGACCTTCGCAGCCAACTGATGATTATTCAATGGGGTATCTTCCAATGGTTTCCAAGCTGCATGAAATGTTATATTTAAAACGCGTTCATTTGTCCTGCTCATCATTTCTGTATCTGCGATATAAACCGTCACTGGAAGCCGTCCATTGCATCTGTCAATTTCTTTGCTCCATTCGCTGTCCAGTGGCTCCTCAAAGTGAACATAACATTCCTTGGTTGTATCCAATTTCTTATTTTTCAAATATACACCGGGTGTACCAGACTTGTAGCGAACATAATTGCTGTAGTCAATGCGCTTAATCCTATTAGTAATGCCACATTTCTTCAATATAACGACCAATTCGTCGTCATTTACCCATAAAGGGATAAGATCGAGATAGAGACTACGCAATTCCTTTGGTGTCTGTGGCATAGGAGCTGGAACTGGAACTGGAACTGGAACTGATAACTTTTGATAACTCATGGCTGGCTTGATTTGTAACAAAATATATGTGTAAAAATAATTTTCAATTTTTTTTATAAAATCACAAAATACAAAAAATTGAAAAATATTTTAAATAATTGGCATTGAAAAAGATGGACACGACAGACGTTGAGATGAATTTGCCTGCCAAACGCGTTTTGGTTTACGATTTTGGCCCGATGAAAGACCGGTTGCAACGCCCCAGGAATTTTTGCTACAATTATGGAGTTCATATATATCTTTGGCTATATGTGTTTGGTTTTATCTTTGCGATCGTATACTGCGCCGTGACCTATTTGCCGAAGTAAGTTTTATTTTACCACCTTTGTTTGAGTTCAAATCTTCTATTAATAATGTTGATTTGATTGAATGTGGATCATCGGGAATAAACATTGAAATGTCGGTTACAAACCCACTTTTATCCAATAAAGAATTTATAAATGAATCCTTACTTAATTGTGAAAAAGATGCAGTATTTATATTATAACTTAATATGCATTCCATCAATTTATCATATTGATGGTCGGTAATATCTGTGTATGGCACACGCTTGTCTTTTCCATTTTCAAAACACAATGGTTTGTTATTGCCATACATACATATCCATTTTAAATTGTCTATTGTGTCTTCAAATGCACATATTTTCATGCCTTTCCATATTAATAATTTTTTTAAAGAACTAAACCGAGGAATTACTTTGAAAAAACTGCGTTTTTTTCTTCGTGTAAAACGGGACCCTAACCAATTTGCTTTTATTGCAAGGTCCGAAGTAGACATGTAATTTAATAAATTTATTTTATTGATTTTATATGTAGGGGCAATATATGTACTTCCAAAACATGCTAAATGAACATTGCTACAATTACAATTACTTCTTTGCAACATGACCGCTAACCTATTTACAATTGCTCCTCCCCATGAATAACCAAACACAATAATCTCGTGTTTTGGGTTAGAATCTTCCGACAATACTGAAGAATCGTCATCTACAAGCTCCGTTATCTCTTCAAATAAACTGATAACAGAACTAGAGTGAACATTTTTTAATGTAAATGTATGTTTAAGAGGTGTAAATCCCATGTAAGATTTAAAAATATTTACTAAAGAATTTTTATAATATTTCATATGGATATTTTCTTTGCTTATTCCAGATAATGTTGAAATTTTGTTAAACCATTCAATTGTTCTATATAGTCTAGGGTAATCAGCAAATGTCATTAATATATTATGTACTACATCCATTGCTTGTTCGGGAGGCACAAGATTTGTGTCATAATCCCTTGCTTCGGTTGGATATTTATTTAATATATATTCTTTAAAAAATTCATTTTTGGTTGTTTTGGCTTCTTCCAATTCTCTTTCACGATATGTATATGTTTGCATTGTTTTTACTTTTAATTCGCCCAACATAGTTTCCAATTCTATTAAACTTTTATTTGGTTCATAATAATCGTCCATTCCATTTCCTATAACATAAAAGAAGTGTCTCATATATTCTCATAATATTTTTTCACTTTTTGATTGATTTTTATTTTACTTGGGTCATAAGAAGACAGATAAAGACCATCCAAACTTTTCACTCGCGAAAGAGCAACATAAGATTGCCCGCACTCAAAAATACCCGACCCTATATCAATTTCCGCCATATCCAATGTAGAACCCTGTGATTTATGTATAGATATAGCCCATGCTAAAATAAGGGGTAGTTGAGAAATTCCTACGCCAACCATTTTTTCACTCTCCCAAAGATGAGGGAGTATTGGGCGATGTATTCCATTCTGAAATTGCACAACTGGATAACCGTCTGGCGTAAAAGAAGTTACGATTCCTTGGCTCCCATTACATAATTCCAGAGTTTTTTCATTTTGTATGTTAACAATACACATGACTTGCGCGCCCTCTTTTAATGTTATTGTAGCATCGCACAACAACCCCTTTTTAATCATTTCGCATTC